ACCTCGATCAATGCGGTATCAAGCATTGCGGTAAACCTACCCATTGTTCCTATGTTTCCAGACATTGCCTCCTTGAACTCACCGAAACCAGAATTGTTAATTCTTTTTTCAAAGATTTCCGCAACCGTGTCTTGACCTCCTGCACCATCAATCGTTGATTTCAAACGAGTCTCTAATGCATTTCTTTGTTCTTGTGGCATTGCTCGACCTCGGTCAGTTTTATAAAACTTATTTAATTCCTCCTGCAATTGACCTTGGCTAAAGAAATTTGTCTGCTTTAAGTATGGTGATTCTAGATCATCCGGATTATCTTTTCGATAAAAAGATTGTTCTGCCTCAGATACTCTTTCTGGACTATACCTACCTAAACTAAGTTTCTTATTTGTTTCACGAATAACTTGAGGTGCGAGCGGATCATTGCTTTCAAATCCACCAGTGGGGTCATCAGAAAGCATTCTTTTAGTCCCATCCTTATTGTCACTATTTAAGTGGGTAAAATAATCATTTTGAAGTTTACTTAATCTTTCTTTTTTTTCTAATTCATCTAATAAATAATTATTTTTTGCAATTGTTTGATTATGTTGTTTTGTCTGTTGTGCAAATTGTTTTTGTTGCATTTCAGTCTGCTGAAAGTCTTTCATCTGTGAGTTAAACTTCTCAATACCACCTGCATCATTTATGATGTCGTACATCATCTTATTCGCCTTCTTAGGGTCTTCTGCCATGCTCGCAACTTCTTCCTTACTCATACCATTAGCAACTAGCATATTCTGCCCTTGTGGAGTTTTCACAATCTCTTGTGCTTTTCTCTCCATATTTTTTCTTTCAAAGTAAGCACTACCAATTTGACCAATTGCACGAAATCCAGATGCATATGCCTCACCCATTGCTCGACCTCCTGCTTGGAGGGCAGAGAAGTCCTGCTTCTGTAAATTTATATTTTGAAAATAAGGTGATGCCATCTTAAATTACCTCCTTGATTTTTGAGGTCATCCAGTTCCGAATTACCTTTTTTAATCTTGGTTTGTTTTTAATAAATTTAGCGAACCTTTCACCGTACTTGAGGTAAGTTGCCTTAAACCAAGATGGTGCTTCTTCATCTAACCAGTCTCTAAACAACAACCACATTGGATTATCCTCACCGTATACTTCTCGTGCTACCCAACATCTTTTAATTCCTGCTGATGCTATAGTTCCTACCATGCCTGTCAAACCGCCAAATATCGCACCTTTCTTTTGTTGGTCAGCAGAGTACAAGTTGGCATTAAAGTTGTTAAGACCTGCCGTTTGGTTGGCAATGAATTCAGCACCCTGTGATGGATTGTATAAATTAGGTGATGCGGTAATACCACTCTGACCATTGCCATAAACATTTTGCCCACCTTGTGATCCAGTAAAGTTTCTTCCAGTTATTGCCATAAATGGATCAGCACTTGTGGCTTGCTCAATGCCAATCAATTGTGCTCGTGATGCACGATCTGCTTGCAGTGCTTGCATGTTAAACTGACGATTCATATTTTGAATAGCTAGGTCTTCATCTGAATCCTGTGCGAAACCAGTCAACTGTTGTGCCATGCCTTGCATGTCCCTTTGCTGATTTGCCATTTGTGCCTGTTGCCCAAATTGAGCATTTGCCATTTGTGCTTGGAGACCTCGGTTCAGCATGTCTTGGCTTGCACCTTGATTTGCCATTTGAGCTTGCATGTCAGTTGACACCTCTTGCCCTCGCATCCCTGCCTCCATTCCACCAATAGATTGTGCATATGCTCTTGCTTCGTTTTGTCTCTCCCTTCGCAACGATTCTTTGTTGGCAACCTCATCTACTACACTTGAAAAATTTCTAGAGACACCTCGTGCGGTTTGGGATGCCCTAGCATCCTGCTCTACTTGCCTTAATTCCTGTGCTGACAAGTTACCACCAGTTTTTAGTTCAGATAACGCATCATTAGAAAGCCCACTTCTTAGTCCATTAAGGTCACCTATATATGCTTGATTAACAGTGCTTGCTTGCCCACCTCCTGCTATACTTGAACCGGATATCCCACCTATACCAGAAGATAATTCTTTTGCTTTATCATATCTGCCCCCAGAACCAACAATACTCTGACCACTTGAGTCTTTATTGGCTAAGTCTTTAAAGCCAGAGATAGCACTCGACATATCATCTGTCCGTAAAGCATCTGTTAATTCATCACCGTACTTATCTGCTAATAGCGTTGTTTGCTTTAAAGAGTCTGACTGTTGCCTAAACTTTAAATCAGCATCCAATTGATTAACACCTAAGAAATTTCCTTTATTATCGAACCCTGCTTTTCGTTTACCTTCACCGTCAAAGTACTCGGTCATCTGGTTTCCTGCCATGAGTCCAACTGCACCACCAGTGCCTTCAGTCATTCCTTTTTTGAAATTATTTACAATTACATTACCTGCATCATCTGTTTTGTAAACTGCTTCGTCCTTTTGTTGACTAATCCATTCATCCGCTTTTTCTCTAGAGGAAAATTGCATGTTCTGACCTCTGCCCTTGACATTAAATACTGGATCACCTCCACTAATTACACCGTTGTCTAATACCGTTCCTCCATTTCTTGTACCAACTCTTCTTTGACGATCTTGTGAACCTGCTTCCGTTATAGCAAAATCATCAGCACCAGTTCTGTAACCAGTGATTTGCCTACCTTGATCGTCATATGTGATTTGATCACCTAGTAAAGAGTTATTTATTAACTCTTGCTCTAAACGAGCATAAGCAGGTCTACCATAATTGTAATCTGCTTCTGCGTTAAATAAATCCGGTGCTAGATCAATTTGTGCCTCTAGTGCCTCACGAGTAGTATCACCATAATCGTTTGTTATATATGTTGGTTTATCATCACTGCACATAATTGCCTCCTATAATTGTTTGTAAAAAATATTTGTCTCCCATATATGATTAAATCCAAATTTTTCCATATGACCCATAAAGGGACTATGATTGTTACATGCCATAAAATATTGATTTAATCCCATATTTGACATCATTGATTCAACCGAAGAGTTAACGATCATACTGTCTTTTGCACTTACTTTTTTAGTATGATGCCAAGCTAAAACTAAAGGCATTTGTGCAATCTGCCATCCTCCTACAATCTCATTGTTTTTTAAGACAACATGAGATGGCATTTGCATATTATCATTATCATCTTTTGCAGTTTTTGCTACTGCATCCTTCATTTTAGGATCAATGATTTTTCTTAATGTAGGGATTCTACTCATATTACTATTGGTTTAGTTAGTCTACAAAAGTGCAGGAATCAGTTTTGTGTTTTTATCAATGGTTTCAATTAATGGAGCATTTGTAATATAGACTGGTGAGTAGTCTATTTGTATCGAGTTACTCGTTGATGCGATAATTGTAGATTCATCAGTCCTATAAAGTCTCCCTCCAGTTAAGAACAGAGGAGTAGATTTAGTATTGTCTAATTTTAAATCAACCTTACTTACATCAATTAAAATTTGATTCGATGCGATCCATGAAATTGCACCAAATAAATTAGATATTCCGTCACTGGACATAAGTTCAGAATAATACCATGAACCAACTCTTTGAATTTGTGTTGAATTATCAGTGTCAGAAATATCTACTTCAATTTTCCCTCCAACTAAATCTAGACTGAACTCTGAAATGGAACTACCGTCAGTATTGAAAGCATTATATTCAGTTGCATCTATTTGATTTGCAGAAACCTCCCAACTAGGCACTCGACAGGTGACGAAAAATTCCTGTGGTTGTTTTGCGACCACTCCACTTTGGTAGGTTATTCTAACTCGAATGGAATCACCCTCTGCCATTTCAGTAATAAATCCTTGGTTCAAAGATGTGCTATTAACGACACCATTAAAAACTTCAGTTCCTCGTGTCACATTGTAAACTTGAATGCGTGATCCAGAGATTAAATTTGAGATCGAATAAGCACCAAATGAGCGAGTGCCAGAACTGTCGGTTATCGATCCTGCATATGATGTCGAGTTGATAGTAACAAGACCAGTAGTAATAATTGTCCCATTAAAACTAGATGCGTTTAAAGTTATCGTGTTCCCACTAATACTGAATGGACTTGTTGCAGTGGTATCGAAAATAATATTATATGAACCTGCATTTATCGCTGATCCGTCTCGACTTACAATTGGTGAAGTTTCACCTAAATAGTTATCAACCAAATAAGACTTTGCCCTATCGTAAAATTTTTGAGGAGTATCAATTGCCGTATAGGAATCAACCACAGTCTTACTGATTTCTGTAACTAGAAAATCTGGTTGCAAGACAACATCGATTTCTGACCCATCTGCACCTCGCAAAGCGATTTCAGTAGAAAAAATATTTCGTGCATAAGAGATTATCCCATAATCAAATATGTCATCGGTGTAAGGTTGATTGTAATAATATTTCTTAGGATTTTTCCCTCGACTCCTAACCCATCCATTAACATCTCCTTGTGGTGAATACCCCTCACCTATTAAAACTTCAAATTCGGCAACCTCACCGTTTAAGTCAGTTGTTTTTTCATAAGTTCGCTGAGTGGTAGCAGGGTTAGTATCAAAATTAGTAAGTACATGATCTGGGCGAGCGAATAACTCTGCAATTTCAGTAAAGGTATTACCTAGTAAACTCCAATCTGCTACATCCGGTTGGGAGTAGTTTTGTGAAGTAGTTGATTTATAATACTGACTATTAAAATAAACATAATTATTTCCACCATATTTTTTACCCTGCACCCAATTGAGAACATTGAATCTTGTTATGTAAACTGTTCCGCTATCTGTCACATAATCACCTTGCGATAATTCGCCAACTGAAAATGGAGTGCTTTGACTTGTTGCATCTGCCAAGTCTGCTAATGCAATTGATGGATCATCTTTTAAGTAAAACTTCGCATCAGCAATTGAGTTGTACTCATCATCAACAGTTTTAATTTTTAAGGTTTGAGTAACTTCGAGCGATCCTGCTGAATAATTTGTTGAATTATTGTTTAAGTGTCCTGCCCAGATAAATCTCGTGCCATTAATCGCATTCTTTACTCCTGTTTTCCATCCCCCAAACTGTGAAATGTCTGCTCTTGCACCAGTATCGGAATCTAGTTTTTCAATAATTTGAAACACGCTAGATTCATTATTAAACGAATCCCTAGCACCATATATTTGCACATTACTAATAGTTGGATTTCCCCCTCTAAATGTAATACCACTTGTACCACTCGCATACATCTTACAGTCAACCATTTCGGTGGTATTTGAAATATTAAATTGTATGTCTCCATCGTTCCCAATTTTATCAATAATGCAGTTCTCAAATCTGACACTCCCAGTAACTGTTGCTGAAAACTCACCTCTAAAATTAACACCAATAAAATTACTTTTCCCATTGGAATTATCATCAACTCTTAGTGCTTTTGAATTCCATCCCATGCCAGAACCTTCGATAGCATAAATGATATCACCCACCTCTGGATTAAATGAAAATGCATTTTCAGTCTGTGGACTTTTTAACTGAAGTGTACCAGAATTTTTTACATATAATCTTTCACGGTGACCAGTGCCTTTAAATATCCAGATTTGCCTACCAAAATCAATATCCAAATCACCCTCAATGTGAAGTGCATTTCCGCCAAAATCTATGACCTTAAATGTACTGTGAGATTGGTCTCCAACCGTAGTTACATTTACTGAACTGATACTCTCCATCGCAGTTAAAAATGATGCAGTGTCATCAGTTCCACTTTGTGTAATTTTAGGGTAAGTATTACTACTGTAATTGAATGTGCCTTCTAAAAAACTCATGCGTAATTTTTTGTTATTGAAGCAAGATTAAACGATGAGTCATAACCTAAATTTTGAGTCAACGAGGTATTTCCATTTTCATCGGTTACACTAATTCCAGTTAATATCCCACTAGTGTAAGATAATGTTTTCGTTTCAACTAAAACAGTTTTAGTATTATCCTCCCACTGAGTAATAACTGAAACATCACCACTAGAATTATAAGTAATTTCTTTATAGGAGTCGGAGTTGCTGACACCAGTGGATAACGACTTGAACTCCTGCCCAAGTCTCGCTCCTATTTGTGCCAAAATATCAGACATTATAAATTATTTATAAAAGCAGTTTCAAAAGTTGAATAATTCCCTAGCGAAACATTATTGATTATTATATCTGACCCACTACCAACTTTAATTTTTCCGGCATTAACTTCTCCAACATTTAGATCAGCATCAGTAGTACCTTTTTTAAGCTGAAATAGTCCGCTTGTATCGTTCCAAATGACCTGTGCTTTATCCTGCCCAACACCACGGTTGACTTCAAGACCTCCTGTCTGTGCAGTCTCACTACCATCGGACTGTAAGTTCACTTCAATAATATTATCTTCAACACTCAAGGTAGCAGTGTTAATAGTAGTAGTAGTTCCAGTAACAGTGAGATCACCAATCTCTGCCCTTGTTGCAGATAGGTCAGAAAACACGGTTGAACCATTAAGCATATTTCCGACTGAAACCTGTGATGCCTTTAGATTAATCGAGTTTTGTAAAGTTGTCTGGAGGTTACCCAGTGACACCTTACTTGCTTTATTATTTTCTAAGTTAGTTATGCTTCCAGAGTTAGTTGAAACATCATTTGACACATTCGCTAAACTTACTTTTGTCGAGTAAATATTAGCAATGCTTACACCAAAATTATTAAACTCACTCCCTACCTTTTCACCTATTTTCCCTAGTATATCTGTTGCACTCATATTTTTATATTTTTGTTAAATCAAACCACATGTTAAAACTTGTTTCATCACCGTATTCATCACGAATTGTTTGCAGTTGAGAATCACTCATATAAGGAAGGTCATTCCATGAAGTGAACCCATCACCTAATTTAAATTTTTTAGCATCGAGATCGACACCGACTTCACCCTGCCTTAATGCCGGATTGCTTGAACTCCAGTTAAGTGAAGAATCCCTGCGAAGTAATATTCGTCTGAAAGTAGTCATGCCCTACCTCCATCAATATCCAACATTTCAATGTGGATTGTGTCCGCATGACCACCATCTATAAGACCATCCACAAAATCATTTACCGGTACTGACTCCCATAATCCACGAGTTGCATTGTACTGGATTGCACTCAAGTCTTCAATAGGAGTGCTGATATCCATGTCCTCTAGTTCAGCTAAACTAGTGGTATAATCTTGAGTGAAATTAATCCACTTTGTACCAGACCATTGTAGAATTTGACCTACCTCAATATTAGTTAATTCAGTGTCGTGCAGTTGAGTAAGATTTTCCACACCTGCTTGGTCAACTGCATTAATCCAGTTTGTTCCATCAAACCTAATGGACTGACCAATTGTTGGTGTGCCAATCTGCACATTGTTTAAACCTTCTAAACCTACGGTTTGTGTTCCTTCTTCATCAGCAAGGTTAGTCCACCGTGCACCATCCCATTTTAAAACTTGACCAGACTGCAATGATGATAGTTGAACATCATTCATGTTTGCGAGTCCAGTTGCCACTCCGCTTGGTTGTGGTAGACCACTCCCAATTAGAGTTCCATTAACAACTAGTGTACCGTCAATTTGCAGAGTCTCACCACTATCAATTTTTATTTGATCGGTTGGAACAAAAACTCTTGGTGTAGCTATTTGCTGAAATGTATCAGCAGTGACCTCTGTTCCAACTTGGGGAACACCTTGAGGTATAACTGTAGCTTCAATTGCCATTAGGTAAAATCTCCTGTGGTTCTTGAACTAGCATAAGCCTCCAAGGATACGCTTTTAAATTTAGCAAATCTTAGATCATTGTTAAATACATTATCAAACTGATCGAAACCAAACTCCAGTTCCACATTCGCAGTGTGTCCTCTTTGTGATACATTAAATCTTGAAAGTGTAGTTTCATCTTCATCAAAAGATACATCTTTAGATACAACAGTTGAGTCTGGATTTTTTGTGTTAGTTGAAATTTTTAAATTAACTCCATCACTAATTTCATAACTACAACTACCTCTTACGAATTTTTTAATTTCTCGTGAATTTAAAATGTAATCTCGTGTAATAAATCTACCACGAATCTCTGCATTTTTGTCACTCAGTCCGTCTTCATATTTAAAAGTATCCGTGTCCGTTAGTAAATAAAGGTCTTTGTCTAATGAACCAAAATCACGAATATCTATATCATAATCAAAAGTATCGATTGATACCCATTTACTTAAAAGTGAATCATAGATTGCAATTGTGTTACAGTTCTCAGAATCAATACCAAATGTAAAATAAACTTTATTTCGATGATAATGAACAACCGATTTATTTAGTGACCTTAAATCGATCTGATCGATAGTGTCTTGTATTTCTCTAGATAAAGGTTCTTGGTCAAGTGTTACTTGGCTAAGAGCAATGCCCATGCCTTTTGATGGATCACTACTAGGAACAATTACTTGGATGTTCCCCTCGTTTGAAATAAAATAAATATAAGAACCGTTTTGGGCAAAAGCCTTGTGTCCGGCAATTCCGTACTGTCTTGTTATTTCAAAGTTAGTAGAATTAGCACCAAGTGAATGAGTGTTGGAAATTATATGAATCGAGTTTCGATTAAATACAATTGCTTGGTTTGATGTAAAACCACAGATGGCAAGTGTGATGTCACTAGTACCTTTGTTACAGAAAAAAGTATTAGTGAGCGTAAATTGGTTAGGTTCAAGTAAATCAGAAAAAGCAACCGTGCTAGGTGAGTCATCATAATATGGAACGACTAGTCTGTTGGATAGGTACTGACCAAATGGAACTGTAGGGCAAACAAAATTAATTGCAGAATTTGCCGGAGTTCTTGATAAGTCATAAATAATATTTCCACTTGTGGGAGTCCATGCTTTTGGAGTCTTACCACTTGCAAATAATAATATTTGCTCAAATGCTTGAACCCCATAAATTTGGTCAGTCGAGTCAAATGGATTATTAATCTGTAGGGACTGTTGAGTTGTGACACCCTCAACTTTGTCTGGATAAATAACAAGTAAATCTTCAACTCCAGAATTGGGATCGGAAAATTTCATAAATCCAATACCACCTGCTTTTTCATCAACTGAGGTTAATCCTTTTCTTAAAGATATTACACCTTTGTCAAACCGCACATTCTCCGCTAACTGCACCATACCTGCTTCAAGTAACAATGGTTCAGTTCTCTGGTCTAGACCAGTAAACGCAGGATCACCATCCTCAATATAAGGATCGTCTAGTTGCCCAGTTGTACGAAAAGTTGGCATTAGTTATTATTTCTTCTCCAGTCTAGCAACTTATCCAACTTATCTTCGATGCCATCTAAGCGTTTAAACAGTGTCTCGTTTTCACTTGTGTTCCGTGCCATGTCAACTTCCAGTCTATTTATTCGCTTTCCGTAAGTGTCCATACGGTTAAATAATCCCTTAATTACAAATCCACCGACTGCAAACAACACTCCACTTACAACTTGTAAAGCTGAAAATATTATACTTCCTTCTTCCATTTTTCTTTTTGTTTTTTGGAATGCCAGTGTGTGTAAATCATGGGAACTAGAATCCAGAGACCAAGTCCGATTACGCATAATTTTATTACTCCGTAAACTTCAGTTAACACTCCATCAAAGAATCCATTGTTTTTAGCTTCATCTAATTTAGCTTCAACTACCTTGTTTACATCTCCAGTTGTTAGTGCCTCTAAAACACGAACCTCGGATTCTACTTTGTCTGAACCTTGCACTAACAAAGTACCTGCCCCTGCTCCCAAACCTGCTCCCAGACCTGCCGTAACTGGGTTGCCTCCTAGTGCTCCAATGCCTCCTCCTACCACACCAAGAGTGGCAGGTAGGAGAGGCTTGAAACTCATAGACTTACAACCACCACACAACAATAAAATTAATAACAAGAGTTTCCACATTAATCCATTTGGATTGTGAATCCACTTGCAGGAATCTTAAAAATGTCTCCAGTGTTAATCGCTACAGAAGTAGTAAGAGCACCGTAAAGTAATACATTACCTGCGGTAGATGCATCCATGAGTGCTATGTGTGTGATGTCACCCCAGTTACCTGTTGCATCATCAAATCTAAACTCACCTGCGTTTGTCGCTTGACCAGTAGAGTCGATTGTAAAATCACCTTGATTCGTGTCACCTACTTGTACTCTTGCGTACCCTCCTCCTGTGCATTCAGTTCCACTACTAGAATCGGTAGGTGCTGAAGTTAGTAGTGCAATGTAAGGCTTGCCACTACTGAGCGTTATCGATGTTCCTCCTAACAATCCAGTAAGGACTGCATTTTCCATATAATCACTTGCTTGTGCCATAATTTTATTTGTTGTATGTTAAAAAAGTTTTATGCGTAATGGTTAATAATTTGGGGATTTATTTCGTATGAGTTTATGTCCTTAAGTAATATGCTAGTGGGATCAGAACCACTAAGCCCACTAGCAGTGACGGTAATCGGTGGTGAATACCCTACTATAAGGTTTGGTTGTCCAGTAACTACTCTCCAATTGGTAATAGTTCCAGATGTCTGCGACATGTATTGTGCTCTAGTTCCGGTTGCTTCCCAATCTAAAGAAATATTAGATAATGGTTGTCCGCTTGAAAAATTTCCCCATTGATTTTGTTCCAACAACACTTTCACATAGGTAGTTCCTGCGTAATTAAGATTAGTAGTATGACCCAACTCATTAGCTACATTATCATATGGGAAAAGAGTTGTTTTAGAATATACACTCGGTTGCTGTAAATTAAGCCACAAATCCCCACCAACTGGTGTGTAGTATTGGTGTGGAGTAGTATTACTTTCAATATGTAATACCGTGTCTGCAATTTTTGGTGCAGGATTTATATATAAGGGAAAATAGGCATATGGATTATAACTAGAAGTGCTCCACTCCCATTTCTGATAGGATATATCAGTGTTTAATGGATGTTCAACAAGAGTACTTTCTGATGTAGCAAGTCTAAAAGTTGGAAGTGGAAGTGTTCCGTGTGGCATTATTGGCACTTCCACCGCATTAGCATTTTCTGCTCCATGAGCTAACTTCCAAAACATATCTCCAGTATTCATTGGATTTCTGTTTCTCGGTGCATTCGCAGGATTGGCTTGAGTAGTGTTCTTATATGTCCCATAACCACTATAAGTGTTATCAAATTGATCAGAGCCATTGCCATATGAATGCAATGATGGTTCATAGTTGCTAGAGTTTAAAGTCTGTCCCCCTCCATAAGGATAGGGTGTCCATGTATAGTCATAAATTGTTCTAGTTCCTGTGTAAGCACCACCAACTGAAACATCATTGCGTGAAGCGTGGGAGTGTGTCCAACCTACACCCATACTGTTATTTGCAGTAATATTAAAATTTATTTTACTTATATACTGTCCGTCTGCAATAACTACCCTTGTTCCTAAATTTGCATTAATAACAGGATTAACATTATTCTGATTCCCAACCGTTGCTTGGACACTAGGCATTATATTGTCGTAAAGGTTAATGTGCCATTAGATATGGTCATAGTTACACCTGCCGTGCCGGGAATATTTGATACACCGTCTGCACCGTCTGCACCGTCATCACCTTTTACTCCTTGGATACCTTGGATGCCTTGGATGCCTTGAAGATCAGTGTAAGCACCATATGACCCATCTGGATTTTCAAATCTTAATTCAGTACCATTCCACTGGTGTGATGGTGGACTACCGTCATCACCTTTTACTCCTGCACTTCCGTCATTCCCAGTATTACCTTGGATACCTTGGATGCCTTGTATGCCTTGGATACCTTGTATTCCTTGACTTCCTGCGGATGCAAATAAATCCCAACACGATGTATAGCTAACCGGATCGTAATTAGCTACAGTGGTGTCTGTTGCGATATAAACATTCCCATTATATTCAACTAAATCGTTTTCAGAATATATAAGTGAATTACTCCAAGCACCGTGCCAAGTTAAGTTTATACCAGTTGTATTACCAGTAACCTCTAGGTCACCTGTGATCTTTACTTTACTACTACTTAACTCAAGGGCAGATGATGTACCTTCTCCATCACTAACTGCTCGAAGAGTGCTATCAACACCAGTATTATTATTCGATACCTGCAAAAGGTCTTTGTATGTATTTGCAATAGTTTTATTAGTTAAGTCTGCCATAATAATTTTTATCCTGTGTATGAAATTGTTAGTTGCGTAAAATAGAAATTACCGTCTTGGATTGAGTTATCTAATGTGAAACCATTACCACTAAATGATCCATCGTTGTACGGTGCGGTATGAGTATTAATTAGTATCATTTGGCTTGATCCAGATGGTTGATAATTAAACTCAGTTTGGGTCACATAAATCATGTCTCCGTCCGATGACATATATTCACCGTACCAGTTCTGAGACCACATATTTGGGTCTCCATATTGTGTGGAAAATGTGTCTGCATCAAATACTTTACTAGTAAAAGCGGAACTGTTTGAACCACCTATTTCTTTAAAACTGTCATTCCAAAGTTGATTTGCATTATTCCAGTTCAAAGCGGAACTGTAACCGTTTGAAATAAATGAAATATTTAATCCGAAGTTTAAATTAGCACTAGCACTTATATTAGAATTAGTTCCATTAACTATAGGTTGAACATTTAATCCAAAGTCCAAACTTGCATTGGCACTTCTCTCGACTACTGAAGAAACATTTATATTAAAAGATATACTGATGGTAGGTTGTGCCATCGCATATGCTCTTATTTCACCAGTGTTAATCGACTGATGTGCTTTACCTGTAGTGAACTTAAAGTTTATTACTACCGTTGCATCTTTTGTAACTCTGCCCCCACCAATAATCGTACTGTATAAAATAAAGTTAACAATCTTTACGGTTTCTTGGACTACTTTATTTTCTGCAATTAAGTTACTAGTATTAACTTTAAAAGCGATATCAGAACTACTTTGTTTTACAACATTGCGACCAGAGATATCGCTACTAGTTAATTTAAAAGTAAGGTCACTAAGTCCTTCTTTTACCCCTCCAATTTGTTCATCAGTAATATCGGTTATTGAATTACCACGAGCATTAATCCTGCGATACGGTTCGCTTGGAATCGCATAAGGCATAGCACGGTCTTGTTGATTATTTAATTTGTCAACCTCACGAACCAAAAGGTCTAAACCGTGGATGTCCTGCAACTGAGATTTCTCATGTTGACCTGCCCCAATTAACCACCCTCTGTAAGCATATGCTTTAATTGCAGGTACTAAAAAGTTTGGCACTTCCTCAGTAGTAGAAGTCGAGGTAAAAGTAGGTGCTTCCTTTCGGTATCTTATCCACAGTGAATTTTGATCTTCATTCAAGGTAGATATGTAAATTCCTTCTGCACCTTCTCTCCAGTTCAATGGTTGTACATTATTGTACCTTGGATCACCAGTGTGCACTGATAAAATAGTTCCTATTGTATTTTTACCAGTTTGTTCGTAAGGGATATATCTTTCAAAAGTTGTGTCCAGTTCTTTAAAATAAGTTGTAAACAATGGGGTTATTCCGTCCCACTCATAGTTTACCAAATCAACTCCGGATGGAGTAGTTCCTGCTAATTGCTCAATGCACAGATAGGTTTTATCTTCATACTTAACGACTGCACCTAATTTATATGTTCCTTTTTCAGACCATTCAACGGTGCTAATATAATCACCTACCTCATGCCATTCTACCCCAGATTGAGGTGGTGTACCAAGTCCCATTCCTTGAAACATAGCGTTCCAAAGTTTCCAGTATTTACCCTCATGGTAGACTTCAGCACCTTCTGCATAAGTAACATTGACATCAAACTCATCTCTAAAATATCTTTCCTCAGTTACAGTAAATTCTGCCCAAGGGTAATAATCCCAACAAAACCGAATAGCATCATTGATGTACTCGGCAATCATTACTTTCTCGTGTGCTAAAACATTAGTAGGGTCAATCCCTGCGGTGGAAGCTACACCTCTTTCCAACGCACTGTAAGTTGTAGACCTCATCGTTTAAACAACGATATTACTAGACACACTTTTTATTTTAACGAGGTCACCAAACCTCTTTTCAATCCAGTCCAAAAAGGCTTTATCCTTCCAACAGGAATCACCTAGTTTGTTTGCCCAGAAATGATAAACATCTGGGCAGACTCTCATTCTCAATCTTCCGAATGATAGGTTTTTTCGTTCACCTCCAGAGACTCTCTTTTCTGCCTCCATAAGTTTCTTTTGCTCGATCTCAGCGTTATCCAGATCGGCACGGTAAATATCGGCTAATGCTCCGAAGACATCTTTGGTGAGGTTCTCACCACCAATATTAATTTCTTGATCCGTGCCAATCATGGACAACTACTACCCCAACTAAATTAGGAGAGAGTGTACTTACCGTGGTCAAGACCACCAGAGTACGACTTCAAACTGAATACCGATTCAATGATTGAACGAGCACCTCCACCAAGGTCTGGTAACTCACGAACAGAAGTTTCTTCTGCAAAGCAAGCTTCCAACTGTGGCATATTCAATATGAACAATGTGTTCTGTCCAACGCTCGCATCGTAAGCACCACCTGTCCTTGCATCTTGTTCTAAGAAAGAACTAAGATTCAAAGTAATTGTTCCGAAGTCACTCTCAATGATATCAACAGAAGCAGATAATCGACCTTCATCAGTGTCACGATTAGAAACAACAAGGTTGTTGGTTCTTGGAGTGAACAATGTGAAGTTGCTGATTGTCTTCTTAACTTGCGTTCCGCAAAGACCGTAAAAAGTCTTATCAGATTCACCAGTTTGCTCATAGATACTCTGAAGAATATCACGCAAATCCTCTTCCTTAGCATTTGCAGTGGTTGAAGTTTTGATTGACCCAGATGGTGTAAGGAAATCAGATGGCACTGGAAGTGTAGACTGAGCGGATGAACTAACCCATTTACCTAACCCACGAGTCTGGTATGGTGTGGAAGAAGTTTCCTGTGCAGTTTCTTGCGAAGAACAAAGAGTACTTTCAATATCTCGTTTTGTCGCAACAAGTGCTTTAGCAATACTATTTGCCATTTCCTTTTTGTACCCAACTCCTGCAACATCAGAAACCATATTTGCCAAGCGAGATACTTTGGGCACTCGTCTTGTGTACTGTAAATAGACAGAACATTTAACACGATCATCGTAATTTTCAAAATCCGCAGAAGTGATATCATCACCGTCCTGTGGTAAATTATTTGAAATTCCAGATGCATAAGTTGCAGTGCGAACAAGGTTGTCTTTGTGCTTATCTAATCCCCACTCAACAAAACTGTTTTTGGGTGCTGAACCCTTTTTTACTGCACTCATAAACGGTGTAGATTTTCTGTCTACCACGGTTAACAAGTCGCTTAATGATTCCCTTTTAAGGGACTGTGATCTTTCCACTATTCCTGCCATAATATTTTCCTCCTAAGATTTTAAAGTATTGATTCAATGTAACTACTTGCATCTTCGATATCGCCAGAACCTGCGTTAGCTAAAAGGGACTTTTTAGTTTTGCCTCTTCCTTTTACGACTGATGGTTTCGCCCTATTTGGGACTGATGGCATAGAGGGTGCGGTTTTAGTAACTGGACTTTTAGCTTTCTTGGAATTTATAACTTTTATACCTTCCATTGCGTAACCCAGTGTTAAAACTGCATATGGGTCTTTCTTGTAATAACTCGCTAAGTGTGGATTCAGTTGTAAGACTTTATTAAACTCAACCATCTCGATTGAGGACTCATCTTTCATCCAATCAAAAGTCTGGTGAGCAACTTTTACATTGTTCTCCTTTTGTTGGATTTGCTGAATTACTTTAGGAATATTTTTGCGAAGATCACGGTCAGTCTGTGCCATCAATTTTCTTGCTTGCTCATACTCAACTTCATGTTCTTCACCAGAAAGGTCTTTATATTCACCACCGTCCGGATTTTCTAGCAACCAGTCACGAAGATGTTCTGCATCCTCTTCCCTTTGCTTGACCTCCTTAATTGTGGTTAAGTCCTCAAAACGATCCATGCCTTTCTCCTCGGCTTTTTGCCTAGCAGGTTCAGCATTTTCTAGTTCCTCAATTCTAGAACGAAGTTCAGCAGTTTCTTCTTCCGCTTTATTTCGTGCTTCAATTAATTTACCAATGCGTTTTTTGACTCCATCCGAATCACTTTTTGCTTCCGGTTCTTCACCTTCAACAATCTGCTCTTCTTCAGTTTCTTCCCCCATTTCCTCTGTTGACTCATCATTGGATTCCTCCGAATACTCAGCGGACTCCTCTGGTTCATCTTCAGATGCACTTTCAAATAACGATGCCACTCCGCTTGCCTCGGCAATATCTCCGAAACTTACTAGATTTGGACTTTCTTGTTCTTCTGCTTTTAGAGGTGCGACCTCATTAGATTCTGTCATTTTATATCTAGACGATTGATAGTTACTCATGCATTTCGGCATGGACGATTACTCATCAATCGAGTCAAATATAATGACTCGCAAATGATCCGTTTGAGTTGCGGTTACTTGCGGTTTATGAACCTATACCAGACTTTTCGAGTGCACTGATTTAAGTTTGAGTCCCAACTACTCCCTCGGTGTACTTCAACAATATTATCAGCAATTGCTTTTTTAAGTTGCTCGTAAGATTTTCCACGACCGTAACTAGAATTTTCTTGAAACTCTTTTGCCGTGAACCAGTCTTTACCCTCTGGAGGATTTCCCTCCTTACTGTTTAAACGATCAATATTTTTTGCCCAATTTATTGCCATAAGAATTTTCCGTCAAATCTGCGAACTGGATATATTGCCCAACTTTTATTAGAATAAAATCCGTAAACCCAACCTGCCTCATGGGCTAATCTATTAACCTTTGCTCGATTCCAGTCCATTGCCGTAGTTGCCAAACATCCTGCGGAAATTCCGGTGCATCCACCCATCTTAGGAATTGATGCAAACTGGAATGAGTGAATGTGTCCATGAACAACTGCACCACCTTGTTTTCCAAATGTTTCAGCATGTCTTTTAGTTGCAGTCACACCGTGATAAAAACCGTGCACGAAATTTATTTTTCCTAAACTTAAAATACCTTTATCGACATCATAAGGAAATATTTTACACTTCATGGCTCGACATATATTTTCTATATCCCTTATACCCATTTTGGCGGTATCCCTAATTAAACCTATGGAATGTTTTTGTGCAGTTTGCCACAACCGATCATCGTGGTTTCCTAGCAAGAAATAATGTGGTTTCCAGTTTTTTAAAAATTCCATACCTGCCTCCACATCTGCTTCCATTGATGCATTTCTTTCAGCAGGATCAGCATTTCTCATTAGTGGAGAAAAATCAAAAAGGTCTCCTCCAAAAACTCTTACATCCGGCTTAAATTCTTCAGTAAATTTTAATAGCTCAGATGTAGCTTCATAGTCCTGCTTATCACCGTGCAAATCTGAGCAATATATAAATGATTTCATTTTTTTTCTGGTGTAAACTCGACTTCACCAAGATTGTAAATAAGTTCAAATTTTAATGTGTCTAAGACTCCACAACATTGTCGAACCGTGAATCCTTTTTCTATCTGCTCTTGAACAATTTCATTTAAGCGTTCTTGTAATTCGTCTTCCCATTCTTCCATTGGCGGTATTCCTCTATTTTGGATTTTAAGGTACTAATTGCATCTACTCTTCCACTAGCATGAGAACGACCATGAGAGTCCAACTTAGGATCAGAAACATCATTAACCGCAGACAAAAGATGTGAGTCAATTAATGTGTCAATTGCTTGCCAAATTTTTGAGTCATCACCGTACTCAGAAAATATTCTACTAATATCTTCACCATTCATAGGTTCTGGATATTTCACTAATGTTGCTCTCCGTTTAAACAGGTTAATCATTTTTATCGTTTTTTAACTTTAACGCATTTATCTTTTCCGTTTTTTGTTCCAGAAAACCGATAACCCTTCCAACACGCTTTTCCGTCAGCACCCTTTTTCTTTTTTTTAGTTCTAGGCATCTCTACCCTCCCATTACTGGTTTTACTCCAACTCTTCCAATTTGTGCATTTTCCTGTTGGGAAATTCCAAATTGTAAATATTTCATTCGATTATCTGCCAACTGTTTTACTAATGGTTTCTGTGCCATCTTTTCTTGGAGTTCTTGAGATGATTGAATTATTTGTTGAGCTACTTGTGAGCGAAGTTCAAAGTTCACACCTTCTTTTGGTGGAGGTTCGATTTCATTCATTATCCTCACCCAACTTAATTGCTCATCCTCGATCTCTTTTTGCGAAGCACTTTGCTTGTCCATGACCACTTGTTTTGCAAGCATCGGATCAATTGATTCTGCAATAATTTCAAGGAGTTTTGTACGGTCTAATGCACCAGTAACATCGAACTGGGTTAGCTTAGTTACCGCATCTAATTTCTTCTCCATAAATTCTTGATTGAGCACATCAACTGAGAACCTCAAAGAAAGGTCATACCGTCCTGCAATATCATCCTGCTGAACCGCAATTTCCTCCACCGAACCACCAGTTAACCGTGCAACAAACTCCGGAGGTAGATACTGTTGGCAAAGACTTAACGCTTGCGATAAAGCCTCTCTCCATGAGTCCAACCAACGGTTAACCATGCACTGTTGATAAAGTTGTTTCGCCTCTGGTTTCTCTGGGTTGCCAAAGTACCTTTCCGCATCCATGATTGTTGCCTGTTCTGCTTCAATGCTCCCCTGTGATGGTACTGGTGGATTCAACCACTGGATGTCATCTGGACGAGTAATTGTCATTTGTGAAGCAGGTGCGACAAGTAAATTTAATCCACCCCTACGAGCATTAACTAAGAGTGGTGGTATGACACTAATTTGACTTGCATCGTTCCTTAAATCTCGTTGTACCTTCGCTTCATACTGGTTCGTGGCAACTAATTCTGGAATTCCTCTGGAGTCAAAAATGGATCGTGATAATCGTTCACGAGAAAATAAAACAAACGGCATTTGGTTGTGACCATACTGCAACATTTCGTGCTTACCGTAATTACCTTGTACATGACTAGAAAATGCAGTGCACCAAATTGCCGGAACATTCGTGTCTTCATCATATTGTCTCTGGTATGCATAAAAAATTTCGTAGAGGTCATTAAAATCTCCCTCTGTTCCTTTACCTACTACATTGACACCAATCTGTATTGGTGACCGATAATCATATTCAGCAACTCCAGAAAGACCTTCGGCTTTTTCTAAAACCTCTTCAACGAAATCTTCATCAAATCCTTCAGTAACAATTTTTTCTCGAAGCTCAGATTCACTAAGCCACTCTCTTCTCATTATTACACGAGCACGGTCTAAATCGGTGCAATTTGCATCAACAAAAATATCATCGTATAACTTATGTGCTACAAATCTTGGACGGTTCTCATGTTGCGTTGGAGCAGGTAATGATGTCTGTCCAGTTTCACGAAATTCTTTAAGACCTTTTTTTAGTACCTTTTCTTTTACTCCAACAAAAACTTGAGATAATATTGCTAGTGCCTCAGTTTCCATATCTGGGTCTCTTAGCACAGTAATTATTTGTTGAACATCTTCCTCTGATCCACCTCGTTGCTGAACCATCATCATAACATCCTGCATTGAGAATTTTTTCATTCTCATAATAACTTCCTGTTGCCAGTAGACACCCAGAATGCCAATTGCCGGAGAACCGGAAAACATTTCCTGTGCTAGTAATTCTACTTCTCTTCGGAGTTCTGGTAGCATTCTTTGCTCCAAAAAGTAAGATAGGCAATCTCTCCAGTAAGATGCTTTTTTAGTGTCACCTATTTCCACTCCAGTGATATTCATATTAGACCTAAAAAAGGATTCAGTGACCATATGAATATGCTCATTCACTAAACGATCTGCCAATCTGATTTGTATATCAGATGCATTCTCCCAAGGTGTAGGACGGTGACCTAAATGTTCTTCATGCTTTCTACCGTCATCAGACTGTCCCTCCCAACGGCAATATCTTACATCCTCGTAGTCATCTCTCCTGCGTAAATTTCTACCTGCATCTTCTAGAATATCAGCAAGCTCAGACTGCAAGTCATCAATGTCTGGCTCATTAGAAACTTTATTTTTGTCAGAGTCGTACTGGTTCACACAAACCTCCTGTCTCTAATAAAGTTTCGATATCTTTTCGGACAAAGAATGCCCTTGCACCTTTGCGTAGATACCTAGGGATAATTACCCCTTCTTTGACCCATGCAGTCATTTCGTGATCGGCTAAACCCAACCACTCCATAACCTCCCCTCGCCTTAATAAGGCTTTTTTTGGTTCAACTCCTGCCATGCCTTAAAAGGCACAAGCAGAAAAAAACCAAGTCAAATCATTTCTTTAATTTAGCCTTGACAACCATCATGTCGATGGTTCTTCCAACACCTTCTTTTTGACTTAATAACCAGTGTTTTGTTTCTTGTGCAATTGTTGTAGTAAGCTGAGTCCTCTTAAATTCCTCTGGCATTTTTGGTCTACCAGACTGATTACTACGCTTTCCACCCCACCTGCCTTCGTCTTCAATTTTTTTAGATTCGCTCATTTGAGTTAATCTTGGTTTTAATTATTGGATTAGGCAAGCTACAAATGATTTTTGTATTAGAATTTATATAAATCAGTTTACCCTCCATAGCATGATCTACTAATGCATCTTCAGTTTGCTCACCAGATGCTGATATAGGTAAACCTAGTATATCCAAGAATCTACCTGCAACCTCTTCTATTAATTCATCTTCACTCATTTAGTTAAACTTTCTTTTAGTAACTCCACTTCAGCTTTGAGTTTTATAATAATATCAGCAATAGAATTTTGTTCCGGCTTTTTTATTAATTTTGCGTTAAGTTTTTGTTCCGCTTGTCTGCGGTACTCGTTATAATTTGACTCATCTCTAGGACTGTAATTTGTTTCGATCATTTAATATTTTCCTTATTTCTGCTAGTCTATCTGCTAGTAATATTTTTGTTGGTGGAAGAAGACAGTCGTTTTTTTCATCATCTGCCTTCACTCCAAGGTAGTTTTCAAGTAAAGCGTTTAAACGCTTAGTTGGCATTTCAGTTAATGGTATGCTCATAATAATTCTGAGCGAATGCACCAGAGAATTAAAAGTATCTCTGATGCAAACGCTATTGTTAGTATTGTGTCTGGGTTCATATTAAAGGGGCGTATAAAGGATTACCGCATGACCAACAGTTAAAGTGTTCGTCTTCAATTTCTTGGATCACTTTGCGTGATGCACGAACTTTAAATCCGCAACACTCACACTCGATTTTAATCATGCGAGTAGTTTGCTTTTTATCCTGCTTAGTCAAATCGATGCGAGCATGAGGATAGTCACCGTATCGCTTTACATACTTTGCAAGTGCATCGTAAAGAGGTGTACCTTCCTTTGCAGTGCACTGGGTAGGTTTGCCCTCAAGCCCAACTGCACGAGCAATTTTAACAAAGTCTTTACCGTGACCAGATTCGCAATCGTCAATCGCATGGCATAACTCGTGCACCAAAGTTGCTAAAACTAGAATTGAGTCATCAATGGTTGGTGACACAAATACCTCATTAACTTTTGCAACACTGCAAGCCCTTGAGTAGCACTGACCAATTGTACGCTTTTTACTAGCAAACGCTTTTCTGCTTGGCAAAGAGCATGACACTCTAACATCAGCAGGAACGGTTTGACCGTTTTTCGTGAATAATGATTTGGACAACCTTTCTGTTGCCTTGCGTAAGTATGTTTCTCTGTCGTTCATGATTAAGACAATAATATTAATTATTATATAAAGCAAGCACTAAATAAAAATATCCTGTGTCATAAAGTTGCGATGTCTTTTATACCTCTGATTTCCTTTAGGTATTTGATTTGTATCACCAAATCTCCGCTAAGAATATTAATTGCTTCCAATTGTTTTAGGGTATCACCCTTTCCAGATTGGCATTTATTTGCCAATTTCTGGATGGTCTTCTTAGCATTAAATATTCTTTCCTTAGTTTCAGAAAATTCTTCATCACCTTTCCACTCCCAGAGTGCCTTTGCGTTTTCTTTATTCATCATCAGTCAAAGTTTCCCTCAGTTCGTCCCAGTTTATTTCTTTTAAATCTAAAAGGTCACTGAAGAATCTGTATGCCGTTGTGAAGTGAGATGGCACTGGGTCAGTCAGAGAATTTTGTGCCTCTTCCAGTTCCTCTTTTATCCAATCAAGGTCATCTGGTTTTGGTTCGTACCAAGCAACGATTAACCAAGTGGCACGGTTCGTCCACCCATTGTATTTTGTATTTTCACTCATATTTAATTCCTAGACTTAAGAGATGTATTGACATTTAAGAATATTTTCTTGAATGCCCAAAAGAGTATTAAGTCTTTTTGGCGAGGTGTCTTGCACCGTGATTTGGTTTGTTGTTGGTAACTCATCTGTAATTATTAAGCCATTTAAGTAATTGTTTTTTATTGGTAGGAATATCGACAGGTTTTACCTCATGTAATAATTCTTCAGTCCAGTTAGGTGTACCCTTTTCTTTCAAGACATCTCGGTTTAGTTCGTTACAATATTTTTTCGCCTTTGCCCTACAAGTAAACCAAGTTGTCATTAACTCACTAAGGTCACTCCATTCCTCTACTTTATAAAATCTCATCAGTTCCACTTAGCCTTTCCTCTAAGTATGATGGCATTGCCAACAATTCTACGATTCGCAATCAGTGTTGCCATTCCGTTAATATCTAAACCTTTTAATAAACCTTCTTCATTGACCAACATCTGGTCACCGTCAGAAAGTTCAATTAGCTCAACGAATCCTCCTACCATTTCTTGAGCTTTTTTTAAGCTAGGTTTCTCTTCTGCAATTACCCAAACACTTGGGTCTTCTACTGGTTTTTCCATAATTATTGTTCCTGTATTTTTTCGATTACTGACTCTGATAAATTTTTTATACTTTGTAATTGCCGTTGCAGTTCTCCTTGGGCAATCCTGCAACCTTTAGGAGCAACATCACTTCGGACATAGTGGTTTCTTGCGTGAAAACTTTCGTGAGGAAAACTCTCAATAACTGCACTAAGTTTTGAACCAAAGTTATACCACTCCTCTAAGAGTGAGTTTTTAGAATTTCCGTTGCAATGAACGGTAGGTGTAATTTCTTCTGGGTTAATCATAATTTTTAGTTGATGTAGCAGGTCAATTCGTACCTGCCGGATGATAGACGATAGATAACCACACAAGCATACTTTCTGGTGTGCCTGTCCTTAATGGTATCGACCTTAAAGTTCCAACGCTCAGTGGTCTCATATGTGACACCTCTCCAAGTTTCGTCATCGAACTCAGATGACTTAGCATCGTTGAGACGAAGTAGGTTAATGCGGACATCTGCAATGCAATCTGCGAGAGTGTCGTGGTAAGATGATGTGCGGTTCTTGATCATGTTTAATACAATAAATTTATTTATTTGAAATAGCAAGTGGTAGTTGTGTCATAAACTTATTTTTTCCATTATTTTCTCAAACGATAAACCATCGTTTTCATGCGGTTGGATTTTAGACTTCCACTTAGCGAGAAATTTTTCTAATTGTCTCTTATCTTTTACAAAGTGTTTATAATCTTCTTCACTTGGGTCAGTCACTGATACTGAATCATTCGCCCAGTAAAGATGATATTTTGCCTCATCAATGAGGTACTTGTCACCGTAATGTTTATCGGCATTCTCCTCCGATATGCGATCTACATTATTAAACTGATGTTCCAGTTCTGCCACTTTAAAGGCATCTTTTATTATTTCTCTCATAATTATTTTTCGATTAATTTAAAAGTCTCTCTAAGTTCTACTATCTGATCCTTAATTTCTTGAATAGTTAGTGGTGATTGTATTCCACTTTGCTTTATTACAGATAATGCAATTCCAAGTATGATAACTGAATTTTCTGCAACCTCTTTGCGTGTTAATTTTTTGTCCATGATTAGTCTGATATATGGTATAGTGATACGAATGGTTTTGGGTCTTTTGCAGTACCGTACAACTTGTTTAAACGGTCTGCCTCGGCATCTGCCTTTTCACCGTCCAGATCAAATGATCCGCAGAATGCCTTAAAGTAATACTTAGGATAAGAGTAATACCTGCCGTAGTGCGTGTGACCTCCAAAAAGTTTATCAGCACCGTGATGCCATCCCTCGCCCTTTTTGGCTTTATTGAAAGGGGTTACCCTATCGCATAAATATTGAATAAAATAAAAATCAAATGTGTTCATAATTAAGACAATAATTTATATTAGTATGTAATGCAAGTATAAAATAAAAATTCTTGTGTCATAAATTACACTTTTACACTTTTTACACTTATTTTGGACTTACTATATAAAATATTAGCCTATATTCACCCTTTTACCTTTTTGTATTAACTAAAAAAAAAAGCGTAAAAAGTGTAAAAGTGTAAAATGTACAACTTCTTGTACAACTAATACCCTCCCCCAGTGCTT